AATTAGAGCAAAACTAAAATCACAAGAATCACGCAGTGAGCGTACAGGCGGCGGCGACAACGCAATTTACCCACATTGGAATATCCCAGAAGGCAGTACTGCAGCAGTGCGTTTCCTTCCTGACGGCGATCCTAACAACACATTTTTCTGGGCTGAAAGGCTTATGATTCGTTTACCATTTAATGGTGTAAAAAACGACATGAACAGCAAGCCGGTAGTGGTACAAGTACCCTGTGTTGAAATGTGGAACGAAACCTGTCCAGTACTAAGTGAAGTTCGTGGTTGGTTCAAAGATAGTTCACTAGAAGAAATGGGACGCAAATATTGGAAGAAGCGTAGTTACATCTTCCAGGGATTTGTAAATGAAAACCCACTTCAAGAAGATACACCTGAGAATCCAATTCGCAGATTTGTTATCTCGCCAAGCATCTTTAACTTGATTAAAGACGCACTAATGGATCCGGATATCCAAGAAATGCCCACTGACTATACCCAGGGATTGGACTTCCGTATTACAAAAACCACTAAAGGTCAGTATGCAGATTACAGCACCAGTAAATGGGCTCGTAAAGAAACTGCTATTACTGAAGCACAAGCGCAGGCTATTGAAACAAGCGGCTTGCACACACTTAGTGATTTCCTCCCTAAGAAACCTACTGAAGTAGAATTGCAGTGCATTAAAGAGATGTTCGAAGCAAGTGTAGATGGGCAGCCCTACGACGTTGAGCGTTGGGGGCAGTATTATCGTCCATATGGTATTGACGCTCCTGCGAGTTCCTCAAACTCTAGTACGTCTACTGCAACGGCAGCGCCAGCTACCCCAGCACCTGCTCCGGCAGCAACTCCTTCACCAATCGCAGCGGCACCTGCTCCTGCTCCACAAGTTGAAACTGTGGCAGCACCGGTAGCAGCACCTGAAGGTGAAAGTAAGCGGGCAGAAGACATCCTTGCGATGATCCGTAACCGCCAATCATAAGGCACAGAGGGCGGCAGCAATGTCGCCCTCATTTATACCTAATGAAATTAGTTTTTGAAAATACCGGCGATGAATTGCTGTTTGATGCTGTCAATCATGAAGCCTTAGAGCTTTTTGAAAACAGCTTATTTTTGAGTAATAATCAGTACAATGCTGTTGCAGACTTATGGCAGCAGATAAATTACTGTGCCGATATAATTAATAAATTTCTTGAATCTTCAGAAATACGGCTCGAATTTCCTAAGTTGTATTCACTAAGTCAACGAGACTTAAATTATATGCATGCAGTTTGGGCAAATCTATATAATTACCATATGTTTAAAATTTTAGATCATAAATCATTTATAGAGTTTTTTGAAGATGAATCAGAAGAAAAATCTCTTAGCGAAATTACACAAAGATTATCAGATCCTGAGATCAAAAAGTCATTTGAAAATTATAATCATTTGATTCATAATATAGAAGTACATTTTGGCACTAATAAGATGTTTTCTACAAAAGATCAAATTTGGGTCGATACACCAAATATGAAGTATAAAACTAGTAATGATATTGCAAATTTAAGTATACCAAGCAGTTTTGTTGGACGTACTTTAGAAAATAAATTTAGATATTTTGATGATAATTTAGAATTCTCAGATGAAAACAATTGGGATCAAACTCCGCATAAATTAAATATAAACTTTGGAAAATCCAGGACTATACCTTACAGTAAAGAGTATATAGATTGGTGTAAAAGATTGCAAAGAAAACCACTTGGGCATTATTTAAATGTGGGAAACTTTGTAAATATAGACGAAAACTTGACTACATATAGAACAATTATGTATAATAATACACAAGCAGGAAATTCATTCTCGATAAGGAAGTAAAAATGGCAAAACCGTTCGACGTAAGCAAATTTAGAAAAGACATTACAAAAAGTATTGATGGACTAAGCATTGGATTTCACGATCCAACAGATTGGATCAGCACAGGCAGTTATGCACTTAACTATCTTATTAGTGGAGACTTTTATCGTGGTGTGCCGATGGGCAAAGTCACAGTGTTTGCTGGTGAATCAGGCGCAGGCAAGAGTTACTTTGCTAGTGGCAATATTATTAGAGCTGCACAAGAACAAGGTATCTTTGTTGTGGTGATTGACAGTGAGAACGCACTAGACGAAAGTTGGTTACATGCACTAGGTGTTGACACAGATGAAAGCAAACTGCTTAAACTAAGCATGAGCATGATTGATGATGTCGCTAAAACATTCAGTACATTTATGGCAGACTACAAAGCAATGGCAGAAGAAGATCGTCCAAAGGTACTATTTGTACTTGATAGTTTGGGTATGATGATGACACCTACAGATGTTGACCAGTTTAACAAGGGTGATATGAAAGGTGATATGGGACGTAAACCTAAGGCACTTACTAGTCTTGTGCGTAACACAGTAAACATGATTGGTAGTTACAATGTAGGCATGGTATGTACTAACCATACATATGCAAGTCAGGATATGTTTGATCCAGATGACAAGATCTCAGGCGGACAAGGCTTTATCTATGCTAGTAGTATTGTTATCGCAATGCGTAAACTTAAACTAAAAGAAGATTTAGATGGCAACAAGACTACTACTGTAAACGGTATTCGTGCAGCATGTAAAGTTATGAAAACACGTTATAGTAAGCCGTTTGAAGCTGTACAGGTTAAGATTCCATACGAAACAGGCATGGATCCCTACAGCGGATTGCTTGACTTGTTTGAAGCAAAAGGCATGCTTACAAAGCAAGGTAATCGACTAAAGTATACAACTACTTCCGGTGAAGAAATGTTAGAGTTCCGCAAAGGCTGGACAGGAGATAAACTTCAGGTTATTATGGATGACATTAGTAATGCAGATGGACTAAGTATTGATGATATCGTTGATGGTGCAGTAACAGAAGATGTTATTGATCCAGAAACAGGCGAAGTATTAGAGGAAAACAATGAGTGACGTTGAAGTTGTAATTGACGCTTATAAAATTCTTAAAGAGTATATCCCAGCAAAGGATAGACAGTTAGCAAGCGATCATTTTGTAGAAGATATGCAAGAGATTCTTGATGAACAAGATCTGTTTAAACTTGGTGGTGTAGACAAATATCTCAAAGCAAGTGTAAAAGATTTGCTTGGAGAAGAGGACTTCGAATTCGAAGATGATGAGTATTGAGCCAATACTACAACAGAATTGTAAATGACTTAGGTGCTATTCCAAGTTTCATTAATTACTATGAAAGCGAATTGGAAGAAGCAAAGCGCGAGTGTCATGTTAAAGGTATTGTAGAAAAGAATATTACTGCACTACCAGGTATTACTGAGCATCGTTTCAATCAACTACAAGAGATTGAAGCGGTGCTTAACTACCTCAACATACAACTGCGTAAGATCAGACGTAAGCATTTCCAAAAGTATTTGGAAGGATACGCCCGTGCGTTAACAAGTCGAGATGCAGAAAAGTATGTAGATGGTGAAGATGAAGTTATTGACTTTGAAACTATTATTAACGAAGTAGCATTACTACGCAATAGGTGGCTAGGCATTATGAAAGGCTTGGACACAAAGCAGTGGCAAATGGGACACGTTGTTCGTTTGCGCACAGCAGGTATGGAAGATATTAGAATTGACTGATATAACATTAGGCGAACAAACGCTGGAGTTTCTCAATCAGTTTGATGACTTTAAGCGCAGTATTAAACACATGGCTGACCTAGGATGTGGCAATGGCGCCCATTTAGAGTATTGGGCAAACATGCGTGATACTAATGAAGATGGCGAGCCAGGCAGATACTTGGATATTGCGTGTCACGGCATTGATTTAAACTGCGAACATATCAAACCTCAGCGTCACAATATCACTTACAAGAACCATGATCTCAACACCGATACTCCTATGCTAAGTGTGAAGGTAGATGTTGTATGGTGTCACGATGTTATGCAATACATCTACAGTCCACTAGAGTTTTTAGGGCGTGTTAATCGTGCAATGACCATGGGAGGCATGCTTTACTTGAATGTACCCAGCACAGTGAATGTGCTGCAGCATAGATTTCAGCACTATACACCTCCCGGTCATTACAATACATTTACTGTAACACAAATATTATATTTGCTTGCACTAAATGGATTTGATGTAAAAGACTACTATTTGCAAAAGCGCAAGTTTGAGGACATTATTCAAGTAGTTGTGTATAAAGAAAGAGATTCACTACCTTACACTACAACTTGGTATAGTATGGTAGAACAAGGCTTTGTAAATGCAAACATGGAAGAAGTAATCATGCAGAACGGCATACTTAAAGATCAAGGACTGGTTACTACTTGGTTAGATGGCACTGTACAAGATTATAGATGGCACACTAGTTAAGTCACAAAAAAAGCAGCGGAAACGCTGCTTTTTTATTATCCTAAATTTAAATTAGAATTTTACTGCAAGACCTAGTGCTGTAGTTTTTTCACTAGCAGTCTTGTCATCTTCTGTCATTTCAGCAAATGCAACTAGACCTGGTGCTACAGTATACTGTGCGCCAAATGTAATTTCATCACTTGAAACTGTACCAGCTGATTCAGCTTTCATTGTTTCAACGCCAACTTTAAGTGCATCAATTGTGTATGTTGCGCCCATTGTAGTTGTGTCTGTGTCAACGCCAGCAGCAGTTGTGTCTGTATGAATTTCATATGCAAGACCAATTGGACCTAGTGCACCAGTTACATTCATAAGAGTTGCTTCTGTGTCATCAGCATTTTTCATCTGACCTGCACCAACAGTTGCGATACTGCCGATTGCATATGTACCACTGTATGCATAGCCTTCTTTAGCCGCTGTGCCATAGTCTGTGCCAGTTGCGTTACTGATGTTAAGTGTTAGACCTGTGATAGGTGACAAACTAAGGATTGATGAATGGTTTGCACTTGGTGAACCATTGCCCAATACATATGTAAAGTCTGTCTTATCGTCGATTGCGTCAAGCGCACTGTCTACATCACCTAGATCAAGTTTAAACTGATCGTTGCTGATTGTTAGGCTGTTTCCGCCATCATCAGCACCAGCCTGGTTGATGTTAAAATCTGCACCAAATGTCAAGCCTGTGTCTGTTGTAGTTTTTGCTACAAAGTTAATGTCACCATCCATTGCTGTTGATGTTGTTCCGTCGTTGTCCTGGTATGACCATTCCATGTCGCCGCCGATGGTTACATCAGCCATAACAGGTGTTGTCAATACTGCTAGTAGCGCAGTAGTTGCGAGTAGTCTTTTCATTGTCTTAAATTTCCTTTTGGGGGGTTATATTGCAGCATCTATCGCTGCTTATCTTATTGTTATCTTATCATGCTTGCAAAAAGGTGTGTGTACACGAATAGCTTGGCGAAAACATAACAAGGATATTTATAGTAATAATATTACAAAAGCTCGTTAAATGCAACTAATTCTCATCTAGGTAGTTGTTTTTTTACAATGGTGTTGCAAATTTGCAACAGTTTATAAACTCATAATTTTTGCCATCTCTGGGTAAGTTTCTTTAAAGTTTTCATTGCGTCTTGCATCAATAGTATCTAATTCAGTCATAAGTTCTTTTTCGAGCCCGTGGTATATATAATCCTCAAATTTATTTGCTAGGTTCTGAACATATTCAAACTTACTTGCTTTTAATTTTTTTACTACATAATCAGTATTCTTAATATTATACACACTAAAATATTCAGGGTTCCATAAAAAATTAAAATTTATTTTTAAATTGTTATCTAATGCAAACTGAGCAACATCATCTAAATCTAACACATTAAAAATACTTACAGTACAGTGAAGATGTAGATCGAAGTTGCATTTATTGTATTTTTCAATATTTTCTTCTACTGTGTCCCACTTTACTACGCTGTGTCTCTCGTAGTTAAATTTTTCATTTATGTTATCTATGCTAAAAACCAGTACAACTTTTTGGAATTTTGATAACTCGTTGATCAACGCATCATTATAAATTGTACCATTTGTATTGTAAGATATACTTATATTTTTTGGTAAAGTTTTAAGTAGTGCAATATGTTTTGTATCTAACATAGGCTCTCCGCCTATAAGTTTTAAACTTTTTAATTCCTGTAAATCTTTTCCGAAATCTCTCCAAAATTCACTGGTAGTTGCAAATGTGTAATCTATTTCATGTAATTCTGGTCTCTGTATACTAAATTTTTTATCTTCTTTGTACCATGCACTACTTCTTCCATAGTAACAAATTCTGCACTTACTGTTACAACTAAATCCTATTTTTAAATCCACAGTGACCGGACTATTTTGGACATTAAAAAAGTCTGTAGTAAACGCAATAGGTTGTTTTAACTCTCGGGTTCTTTTACTAGGTAATCCTGCATTTTCAGATTTCCAACAAAAGTCGCAGTAACTTGATTTTTTTCCAGACAAAAAATCTTCTCTAAATGAATCATAGTCCTTACTTTTCCATACATCTATTACGCTATCTGATAATATGTTCATTCTTGATTTATCTCGATAAAAATAATATTCTAGAGCTTCGCAACAAGATCTATAATCTCCATTGGTTTTGATTTCTAAATTAGTGAAAGGAGTAATGCAAATAGTGTCCGGATAGTCAAACCTAGTATTTCTTTGCATTTTTAAAATTTTTTCGTCATTTATAGTGCAGTTAACAATATCTTTACAATAGGTGCTTATTAATTCTTCGGTATGACTGTTGTTTGTAAAAAAATGTACAAAATAAGTTGGTATATTTAGATATTCTACAATGCGAAAAAAATGTTTCCAAATGCCAAATTCAGTTTCTCCATAAGCAGTTATGACAATCCTTTCATCTGCACTATATGTTTCTTTAGCGATTGACTGCAAGTCGACGAACATATCAGCAAAAGGCTGATTGTAATAATTGCTTATTTCTTTTTCAAATATGATCACGGATTCTGCTCCATTGTATGTGTATTTCATCTGCAAACCATTCTGTATAACTCATACGGTTTAACCAGTTGTGTCTATCAGGCTTGCTTAACCACGAGTCCATCTTACTGCCTACTTCATATGCTAAACTACTTTCACTTACTACTGCAGGCACACCTTGTATGATGCTAGTAATGCCAGCGTTGCTACTATGACTAACAGTAAAATGTGTATGCTTTAGCATATGCTCTAAATCAAAACTGTCATAGGTTTGCTGCACATGCTTGGGTATGTTCCAAGTGACACCTTGATCTTTGTACCACTGCATATCGCATGCCCAGTGTAGCGACTCTCTGTAGCGAGGATGACTGCGAACAACTATGGGCTTGTCCGATACCTTGCGTATCTCTGCAATGGTGTTGCGATAGTATGTGTCCATATCAGGCATGTCACGCCACTGTTCACTGTATCCATGCTGTCCACATATTAGTACATACTCGCCTTCGTGCTTCCAAGGTTGTAGTACAATGCCAAACTTTTTTACTCTGTCGCCAGGCATGTAAGCATCCACAGCAAAGTCTGCATCTCTGTTGATCCCGTTTATACCCAACTTCCAAGTTGTGTTGCGTATAAGCCCGCCCACTTCAATGACAATGACTGGCTTGTTTCGTGCGCGGTAGTGATCCCATGCCTGCTTGTTAGCACCCATCTTACCATACCACAGCACACTCCATATTAGTGCTGCATCAGCATCCAAGTTATTTTCAACAAGTGTGTCTGTTTGCTGTATGGCATTTATAAGTTGTGGATAAACTTCCTGTGCATTGTTGGGCAAGTTACCTGGAAAGTGTGAAATTTTCATTGTGTATTTCTAAACCTATAAATAGTTATATGCGCACATTATCAGTATTTACCTCATGGCATCCTCAAGGATATAAAAAATACGGCGAGCAGTTTATCCAAGGATACAATGCTAACTGGCCCAAAGAAGTTCCTCTTACAATATATCCAGAGGACCACAATCCAAGTGTACAGGGTAATCATAGTATTACACTTTACGATCAACGAACAACCTTGCCAGACCTTAAGGCTTGGCAAGAACGACACAAGAACAATCCACACGCACACGGACATAACAAAGACAAAACTAAAAAAAGTTTTCTCTGGGATGCAAGTCGCTTTGCTAACAAAGTATTTGCACTGTGGCACTTTGCAGAACACTGTGACACAGATATCTTTATTTGGTGTGATGGTGATGTAAGAACACATACACCTATGACCTTGGAGTTTTTGCACAGCATCGCCCCTAGCGAGAATCAACTAGCAACATATCTAGGACGCAAGACTTGGCCCGAGTGTGGCTGGATGATGTTTAATCGTCGTCATCCAAAGTTTTCTGAGTTTATAACGCAATGGCGTTGGATCTACGAAAGCGATGACATCTTTGAACATGAAGAATACCATGACAGTTTTATATTTGGCGAACTAGTTGAGGACTTTAAAGCAGTGGGTGTAGAGTTTAACGACCTTGGAGGACCTAACGCTAGTGGTCATGTGTTTATCAATAGTGTATTAGGTGCTTATATGGATCACCTTAAAGGCTTTAGAAAAGAAGTTGGCAAAAGTCTCAAAGGTGATATTGTTGGCGGTTTTCAACATGATGCAGAATGGTGGAAAGATTTGCGTCAAGTAACAAAAGAGCAAATACGCCAAGAGAAACTAAAGAATCCTCATGAGTATGACGCAACACAACAGCAAAAAAGTGAGGGTATAAAAAAATGGAAGAGCTAAAGTTTGAACAAGATTTATACCAGGACAATGGCGATCTTGTTTTTTCACATGATGGACTAGGTATTAATCAAATACACAAGCACTACGCTTATATGCAAGACTTCTTTCCTAAAACACAGGGCAGAACTGCAATTGATGTTGGCTGTCGTTTTGGAGAATACACGCACTACTTGCTTAAACATTTTGATAGTGTAAAATGCTTTGAGCCTCGCAGACAAACACTGGTAGGTCATTTTAATAGAAACATTCCCAAAGATCGTGTGCAAGTTTGGAACTGTGGTATTGGAGAGAAGCAAGGATTAGTAAACATGAATGGTGGCGCAATACACAAAGACGACACAGTGGAAATACAACCCAGTAAGTATAGAACAAATGTACCTGTTTATACACTTGACAGTTTCGAGTTTGATAGTGTAGACTTTGTTAAAGTAGATGTTGAAGGCTATGAACTTAAAGTATTACAAGGCGCACTAAAAACAATAGAAAAATACAAACCCATGATAGTAATCGAACAAAATGGCGGTGACATTAAGTATGGTTGGGCAACAGAAGAAAACCAAGCAGGCACATTTTTAGAAACCCTGGGCTACACTAACACTGGTGTATGGAAACAAGATTTCGTATTTGAGTATAAAGGATAAACGATGAGTAATTTAAGTGTAATACAAAATGTGACAGAAGTGCGCAGTGATCCATTTCCCTATGTTTGTGTAGAGGGTGCAATGCCTGATAGATTTTACAGAGAACTAGAAGCAACCTTTCCAGAGGATATGATTGTTAAACATACACAGCCACATGATGGCGGTATTACATATCGCTTTAAATGTAAGGAAGCAAAGACATGGCAAGTGCCTGCTATTTGGCAAGACTTTTTTGCATATCACACAAGTCCAGAATACTTTCGTAGTTGTGCAGAACTATTTGCTCCACATATTGTTGCCGCATATGGTGAAGAGTTTTATGAAAGTTTAAAAACAAAACCAGTTAGTGTGCGTGATGTAGACAACAGTGGACACTATGTAACAGACTGTCAGTTTGTTGTGCATGAGCCTGTGGATCAAACAGGCACAAGCCGCACACCGCATGTTGATAACCCTGTTGAGATTTATGCTGGGCTGCTATACATGCGCAAGCAAGCAGACATGGCAGCGGGCGGCAACTTTACAGTGCATCGTGTAACAGGTGATATTACAGAAGTAAACAAGAGCCTGGGCAGACAAGTGGACGACAGTTTACATGAGCCTGTGTTTGAAGTGCCTTATCGTGCAAATAACTTTTGTATGTTCTTAAATGTAAAAGACAGTGTACACAGTGTTACACCTCGCATTGCTCCAACAGAGCGTAGACACAGCATTAACATTATTGGTGAGTTTAACGGTACAGGTAAGATGTGGAAGGTGCGGGAGATTAAAAACTAATGGCATTTAACAATATAATGCAGTTAGCAACTGCACACATCAGCAAACAATTGCCCGAAGGTGCTACTGTAGTTGAATGGGGCAATCAGCGTTTTAGATACAGTGAAGGATGGTTAAATGAATGTGAAAAAATATCAGGACGAGTACATAGACGACCCACTAATTTTGTCTGGGAATACTTCGAAGACCTCGGCTTTAGTGACTATCTTGCTATTGACATTAACACTGAACTTCGTGCTATTGCTATGGACCTTAATTTCATACTAAAAGACAAGTACAACTACACCACACAGTTTGACTATGTAACAAACAACGGCACAGGCGAGCATATCTTTGACCAGCGCACAGTGTTTGAAAACATGCACAACTTGTGCAAGCCAGGTGGTATTATGATTAATGTGCTACCATTTGCTCCATGGTTTAATCACTGCTTTTATAGTTTTCATCCAGGATTGTTTCGTGACATTGCTGCAGCAAATGGTTATGAATGGCAGTTTATGTGGTTAGCACAGAACACAGGCAAATACATTGATTGCCCAACAGGCATGGATAGTTGGACACACTATGAACAAAAGAAACCTCGTGCGCCCGTCAGTGAACTAGAACGTGCGTATGATGAACTACATAACAGAGATGGTAAAGCACAGAATGTAAGTATTGTTACAGCATATCGTAAGACTGATGACAAACCATTTCAAATTCCATTCCAAGGTCGTTATGTAAATGATGTAGTGGATGAATTAAAAACAGAATACAGCGAAACTAATATTGATGTAAGGCAAGCAGATCATAAGAGTGCAAACTACTAATGTTCATTACTACCAATAAGAAAATAGGATTTATACATATACCCAAGTGCGGCGGTTCCAGTATACATGCTGCATTTCGTGGAGGCAGAAAAGGTCCTAATTTTAATAATCATCAAGACCCATGGTCACCATGGCAGCCAGCAGATGCGCATATCACTTATAGCCATATGCTTCGCGACTATCCAAATCTTGTACATCCTGAGACTTGGTTTACAGTAGTGAGAAATCCTTTTGCAAGATATCAAAGTTGGTATTATTACCAAATTGCATATCATAAAAAAAGATTGAGCGGCGAACTTAAATTAAAAGGCCACACGCCTGCAGAGATGCGAGAGCATATTGCGATACTAGAAGATCAGGGCATAAAAGGCACACTGTTAAATTTGGATTGGGTTATTGCTCAAGGAGTTCCTAAACAAGTTTCTAAACCTCAGTATGATTGGGTCAGTGGTTGTCCTAATTTGAAATGGTTTAAACTTGAAGAAGTTAAAAAGTGTTATGAATGGCTTGACAAACAAGGCTGCAACATACCCTATATGCACGAAAAGAAAATTGACAAAAAATTGACCTGGCAAGAAGAATTTGATGATGAAATGATTGAGTGCATACAACAACGCTATGCTATAGACTTTGAAAAATTCAAATATGAACTTATACTTTAATACGCAGAACAATGAAAGCAAATGCAACTGGGTAATGCGCAGTTTGCTTAAAGGATGGCAAGGATCTCATCCTGTATATACGAGAGATGAGATTGATCTCGTCCCCAGTCACTTCTGGGGATTTATTCAAGACAACCAACAGAGAATACAGGCACTAAAAGCAGCAGGCGTTGACTGGTACTTTTGGGATATGCCCTATTGGGGAAGATGGCATGAACACATGGACAAGGGTTACTATTGGCGTGTTAGCCGTAATAGCATTCATTATCGTAAGACAGTGGATTATCCCAGCGACAGATTTACGCAATGGAATGTTAGACCTAAAGAATACGGAACAGGTAAAAAAATACTAGTATGTCCTAGCAGTGAGACAATGACACGCTATGTAACAGGCGCAGGTGTTGAAATGTGGCTAACAATGACACTGGGCGCACTAAGTAGACTAACAGATAGACCCATAGAAGTAAGACGCAAACCTAGAGCAAACGGCACTAGTGGACCTGCTGCAGCAACCATTCCATTTGAAGAACAAGCAAAGGACACTCACTGTGTAGTTACTTGTATTAGTCTAGCAGCAATAGATGCACAAATGATGGGCATACCAACTATATGCGATCCAGCAAGTTTTGCGGCAGATATAAGTAGTACTAGTTTAGAAGAAATCGAAAACCCTCGTCGTGTAGATAGACAGCAATGGTTTAACAATCTTGCATACAGTCAGTTTACGCATGATGAAATAGAATCAGGCCTAGCACAAGAGATACTCAATGCCTAAGTTATATGTATATGACACTGGTAGACCAAAGACTACACGCTTTACAATTGCGTTTGCTCGGGGTGTAATCAGACAAGGAAATAAAGCACCCAGCAGAGACTGGGAAGTAAAGCATATGCCTATTCAGCAATACTTGGCTGAAGGCTTGCCTAAAAATATTGTACCAGGCAAGGATGCAGTAGCAACACTGGGCATATTGCGTGGCACTGGTCTTATGCTAAAACAAGCAAAGCAGCAGGGCATAGACTATTACTATATGGATCATGCTTATTACAATCCAGGCTATGGTGGCAAAGGCTGGATGCGTATTACAAAAAATGGACATGCATGCATTACACTAAAGCCTTGTGATGCAACAGCATATAATGGATTTGCAGCAAGCCAGGATAAAAATGTTATGCACCCATGGACAGGTTCAAAGGGCGATAAGATAATTGTTTGCCCTCCTACACATGCAGTGCAATGGTTTTTTGATGAATACAATTGGGAAAATCTCGTAGTAGAAAAGTTAAAAAATATATTACCCGAAGAACAGCATGATCGTATTGTAGTAAGACCCAAACCCAAAGAACCCATCGTTGATGAACGGGGCAACTTACTTGAACTTAGAGTAAATCCACAGACAGGCAGTTTAGCAGAAGATTTAGAACAAGCCTGTTGCGTTATTGCATACAACAGTATGGTAGCACTGGAAGCAACACTAAAAGGCATTCCAGTTATTACCAGCGAGCATAGTTGTTGTACACATGTTAGTTTTCAGTTAGCGGATATTGCAAATCCAGAAATGTTTGATACGGAACCCGTCAACAGACAGGCAGTACTGAACTGGTTAGCATACAATCAGTGGAAGGTAGCAAGTTTAGAAGATGGCAGTGCGTGGTCTAGATTGCAAGAAAACTACTCATGAGAAGATTGTTTGTAAACAGAAAAGACAGCAACGACACTAACAACAGTGCAGCTCGACTAAACTCCAATGTGTATAATCCTGGCGATTATTGGTGTACACCCATGCACTATTGGGAGGAATTTAGAAAAGGCGACTGGGTTGATATTATGAATATTGATTCAGTGGACTTAAACAGTTACGATCAAATCATTGTTGGTGGTGGCGGACTATTAGGCAACGACAACTTTGATCCATATATACAACAACTGCTACCACACACAAATAGAGTTTGGTTCTGGGCACCTGGTATTAACAGTAACATAAGCAATCCCAAGGAAATAACACAGCGAGGATTTGCAAGATTAGTTGAGACTAGTCGAGCCAAGCAGTATAATCTCAAAGGGTTTGACAAAGATAAGATTGCAGTAAGAGACTACAATCAGTCATACAATTACCTTCCCTGTGTCACATGCATGCATCATGCATTTGATGACATTGAAAGCGAAGTAACGCAGGACTATCTAATACTTGCACACCACAAAGTATCTGCATTGTTAGGCACACATCCATTCTTATTGAATAAAAAAAGAATATTACAGCCTAAAACAGAAATTGATGTAATAGTAAAAGAAATAAAGCGTAGTAAATACATTGTTACAAACAGTTATCACGGAGCATACTGGAGTATGTTGTGTAACAAACCTGTGGTACTGATTTCACCGTGGACTAACAAGTTTTTGTTTTTTAAACATCAACCTACTATAATTACAAAGAATGAACTTAGTTTAATAGTAATGAAAGAACTAGCACCAAAAAAACAAATAGACTGTTTTGACTTTACTAGTTTAGAAACCTATCCTGACTATCTAGAAGAATGTAGACAAGCAAACAGAGAATTTTATTTAAAGGTAACTGCACATGGGTGATTACAATTATCTAATAGAAAAAATAAACAATCAGCCTATGAATACATCGCCTTTTGATTTTGTTTACTGTGAAGATTTCTTTAGCGAAGAACATTTTGCACATATTACTAGTGCAACACAAGTAAATGTTCCTAAGTTTGCTAGTACTGAAGCAATGTGTGAACAACTACAAACTGTATACAACTACAAGCCTGTGAGTTTTCCTGGCTGCATAGAAGATGTTGATAGTTATATTGCTTGGTACAATGAGCAAAGTGACGATTATAATACTGCTAATAAGGACTTACTCGAAGGAGTAGGTATTGCATTTAGACTTCAATCATATCAGGATACCATACTAGAAGAGCTTGTTGAATTTTTTAACAGTGATGCTTGGCATGCTTGTATTAAAAATAAGTTTGGCAAGACTAGAGAAACTAGAGTAGAAACAGCAATACAAAAATATGTCTCTGGTTATGAAATATCTCCACACCCTGACATAAGACGCAAATGTGCAACATATATGATTAACATAAATCATCCACAAGCAGAACACCTAGGGCTGCATACCCATTTCATGGAGTTTGTGGAAGATAAAAAACACATATATGATTATTGGGAAAACAATTCTAATGTAGACCGTTGTTGGGTGCCATGGAGTTGGGCAGATACTAAGTTCAAACACACTAAGAACAATAGTATAACAATGTTTGCTCCTAATAGCAGAACAATGCATGCTGTTAAGTTAGACTATGATCATCTGCAGTTTCAACGAACACAATTCTATGGAAATCTTTGGTATACCGATAGCGAAAAACTGCCTAAAGCAACGTGGCGAGAGTTAACTACTGTATAAGTTAATAACTTCCTTTTTCCATACATGATCATATTCACAATCACGCATGTTTTCAAACCAAGGACCACCTTCAGTATAGTGTAGCACATTGGGCTTACCATCTACAGGTTCTTTGTAGTGTCCTACTAACCAGTTCCACTCAGGGCCTAGTTCACCAATCTCACTATCATCACACCATTCAAACCTGTGCAAGTATGCACCTGTTTCGGTGTTAACTGTTTCCAGGTCCAGGTTCTTACAACTAGGATGCGCACAATTAAAGATCATAAAACTTGACCAGTTCTTGCGAGGATATTGCAACTGCATTTGTCCATCCATCTTTAATCCTTCTGGAGGATTATAGTCGTGCTTTACTACCCATACTGCTTTACTTTCATCTCTAAATCCATTATTAAACAAATGATGTGCATCAGTTAAAAACACCATATCACTGTCACAAAACACTGCTAGTCCTTTGTAGTTGTTTAGGTGTGGAATAAGAAAGCGTGTAAAAGTAAATTCAGTACTGGCAAGTTTATCTACTTCTCGCCAGTAAAGTTTTTGCTCACGCAGTTCATTTTGCTTTAGGGGAATAACATTTACAAACTCTTTGTATGTGCGTCTAAGTATTGAATGTTCGCATACTTGATATGCAATATCTTCACGGCTATCCCAGCCAACATATATATTGTTCATAGTTCGATTTTCCTGTATAATAAATAGAATAATAAAGTGCGTATATTATTTATCAGGTGATTCAATGACAACAGTAGTTTTAGTAACAGGCGGTTTCGATCCACTGCATAGTGGACACATTGCCTACTTTGAAGCAGCACGAGAACTGGGTGACGAACTTTGGGTTGGTCTTAACAGCGATAGTTGGCTTGCAAATAAAAAAGGACGCAGTTTTATGCCCGCGCAAGAACGTGCAAGTATTGTTAAAAACTTAGGCATGGTTGATCGTATTGTTACAGACTTTGACGACAGCGATGGTAGCGCAAGTGGAGCAATACACAAAGCATTTACACTGGGTGCAGAACACATTGTATTTGCAAATGGCGGTGACAGAGGCACAGGCAATACACCAGAGCAGCACGACTTTAGACACACACCAAACATTGAGTTTGTTTTTGGCGTTGGCGGCGAAGATAAAAAGAATAGTAGCAGCTGGATCCTTAAAGAATGGCAAGCGCCTAAAACAGAACGAGCATGGGGACACTATCGTAATTTGTACAAAGGTGATGGCTTTCAAGTTAAAGAACTTGTTATTGCTCCGCATAGCAAACTTAGTATGCAGAGGCACAAACACCGCAGTGAAACTTGGAACTTAGTTAGTGGACAAGCATATGTGTTAACAAGTACCAGCAACAGTGATCCCAATGACGGTGCAAGACGACAACTGCTTACTCCCCCCAACCCTGTGGATATTCCACGTGGCGTATGGCATCAAGGGTGCAATGATACAGACGAGCCAGCACACATTGTTGAGATTTGGAAAGGCAAGAGCGAATTACTATCAGAAGAAGATATAGAACGCTGGGACTAATATGAAAGAAGTAGCAGTTGTGCTTGCAGGTGACAAGTTTGATCCCGCACTGCACATAAAACAAATATATACAAATCTGCATGCAAACTGCACTGACTTTAGACTGACTGTATTCACTGACAGAGATGATGTAGGATTACCTGGCGTAAGAATCATTAAACTACCAGACTGGAACTTGCACGGGCCACGACAGTTATGGTGGTACAAAGTATATATGTTTAGTCCACAGGCGTGGACTGGTCCTGTGTTTTATATGGATCTCGATACTATTATTGTAAACAACATAGACAAGTTTTGGGATCACGAAGTAGGCAAGTTTTGTATTTGTCAGGACTTTAATAGACAGTTTATCGAAGATTATCCAGTAAGTAATAGCAGTGTTATGCGCTTTGACAGCGAAAAACATCACAAACTATACACGGATTTTATAGCAAATCCACAGAAAATTATGCGGCAATACAGAGGTGATCAGGACTATGTTACTGCTTATCTTAAAGAGCGCACGGATTATGCCTGGTGGCCCGCAAACTGGGCTATGAGCTACAAGTGGGAAATACTACATGGCGGAGCAAAAACAGGCGGCCCTAACATAAAACATCCAGATGATTATTATTATCCAGAGTATGACACTGTGCTACCAGATAGATGCAGCATAGTAGTATTTCACGGAAAACCTGACCCATATGACACAAACTTTGGCAAGAGATATCAATGAATAAAGAATTTTGGATCGAAAGAAATCAATCTATAAATGTTGACTGGACTGCAAAAACTGTAGTCTATTGTAGAGATATTTTCAACCATATAGATTTACCTGAAGGCAAAGTAGTAATGCTTGGCGCTGCGTATAGTCTTGCATTAGAAATAATGTATAGCAAATTTGGCGATCGCACAGTAGGAGTAGATCGTTGGAATTTTGGCAAGCATCCTCGTTGTATAGAGCGAGATATTTTTGACTTAGAGGATTTTAATTGTGCATTTGTGTATTGCGATGTAGCAAGTTTTGGACATATCGGGATGGAAGATCCTTGTCCCAGATTGACTGCATTTGAATGGAGTCTGCGCAATTTAGTTAAAGATGGTTATTGTGTTACACGGTTAAGAGGTTATACCCAAGAAGAGCACGAAAAAACACAAAAGTTATTAGATATAGCAGAAAAATATTCTGTAACAATAGGTCCTATGCCAAAAGAATATGTAGGATCGGACTGGCATAGTAGAGACGATGTTTTAATTAAGAAAAAAGGTTGACAGTTTTTAAATAGGTGCTATATTAATATAGTAAGTTGAAGTTGAGGAGAGAACAATGCAACAGCAAATTGAAAAATTGATCCAAGATATTGTTAACGATTACGCAGGTTGGCAAAAGCAGTGTGTGCGTGAGGATACATGCTTTAAAGTTCAGCGTGATATGTTTGATCGCTTTAAGTCACGCATCTCTTTTAAAGAAGGTAAGAAATACATTAAAATCTTTACTGAAGGTGGCAGTGTATGGGGCTTTGTTGTTAAGCAAGATGATGCAAAGTTCCGCAAAGGCGATATCTTAAAAGCAGCAGGCTGGAACGCTCCTGCTCGCAATTCAGCACGTGGTAACATCATTGATGGTGGTTACTCAATCCAGTGGACAGGTCCACTTTACTTAAAATAGGAGACTACAATGATGGCAATGGACAAAAAAGAACAAGCGGCTTATGATGCAGCAATGGCTGAATACTTTGATAAAGGTGGTAAAGTTACCACTTGTCCTGTTAACGAGCGTACAGAAGGCTTGGTAACAAACATTTGGAAGCGCGGCCCAGGTCGTCCAACCAAAGAACAAGCAGAAAAGGCTGCCAAAGCAGATAGTGACGAATAAAAGGTTGACATAATCTGTATCTGTGCTATGTTTAATAGTAAGTTGTTTTTGAGGAGAGAGATATGCCCCAGATTTTTTCAGTTTTCCAAATCGTTATTGACAAAGACCTTAGAGATCTTATCAACAAAGAAGGTCACGATTGTCATGTAAAGAGCAAGGCTCGCATACAAGCAATGATGGACGGCGATGTGCGTCTTGGTGTAATGCATGATTGTTACACTAAGGTAGCAGAAGTTGTTGCTGATGATTTGGAGCATGTGTTTGAAGTTGGTAACATTGGTCCTGAGGATCGCATTACACGCCTTGAAAAGATGACCAGCATTAGTGTTGGAGACATAATTGCAGATACAGATGGTAACTGTTGGGCAGTTATGGATGTTGGCTTTATGCCTTTATCACCAACGCTTCACAAGTTTATGGATTATTTCGATAAGAAAGAGGTAGCATAATGTTTGATGTATTTACAAGTGCTACAGGCACAATTGGAACATATCCTACACTGGATAAGGCTGTAGTTGCCGCTAAGAAACTTGGGCGAACAGCACAAATCTTTAACACTAACAACCCTTTTAAAGTTGTTAAAACTGTAGTTGTGAGGTAGCAGATGATTAAGTTTTATGTTTTAGCCGCAATTGGAGCAGCCTTCGCCGCTGCCGCAGATTCTATTGTGGTATTGTGTCTTACAACTGCAGTTGTTCTTTTGCTGTATAAGAGGGAGCAAGACATCAATGGAAATTAAAATGACAGAGCAAGGCACATTTGAACTACTATATGACAAAATGGATATGATAATCCATATTGCGGCATTTGCTTTTAGTGCGGCTATTTTTGTAATGATTATAAGTGCCGCTTTTAAACTAGGCTGGCGTTTGTGGCCCTGGGTATTTGGGCTAGGACTACTAGCGTTTTTGTTAGTATGAGGCGCGGTAAAACAAAAGATCCCGCTGAATATATTCATATACGAATGAAGCAGTTGTATGAAGAAGCACATAAATGTCATGACGCACATGACAAACAATGGTACAATAGATGCGCAGAAGAATTGCATTGGGTACTTAAACTAA